CCGTTGCAGTAGTTCCATCAACTGTTGAAGTGTTAGTATCAACTACTACTGTACCTGTATCAACTACTACTGTACCTGTATCAACTACTACTGTACCTGTATCAACCACAACAGTAGAGGTATCTCTAGGTGGTATCAAGTTACTACTTAAAGTATAAGTTCCTATTGGTCTTTGACCACCAACTACATAGTCATAAGATGTAGCACGGATTGTATAGGTGTCAGCATTTAATACACCACTAAGTGCAGATGCAAAATAATTATTCTCAGAGTTATGGTTGCTATCATCATCACCCCTTATGGGGTTAGCAGTAGTGCTATCAGCAACGCCACGATATAACCATATCCAAGAATCTACCCAAGCCACACGCTCTACTGTTACGGAGTCAACCACTTCAGTTCGTGGTCCAGTAGTAGTGGTAATTGTATAGGCTGTTGTTGTATCTACTTGAACTACTACATCTACATAAGCAGTTGTAGCATCAAGGTTAATAACTATATCTTCTGCGCTTGCTGGTGTTGGTATAAAGAGTAGGCTAATCCCTATTACTAAGGAGCAGATAAATTTGGTCAACACGGGCCTCGAGTCTATTCACTTGGTCTTTTACTGAACTGCCCCCGTTTGGTTTTAATTCTTCAAGATAATGACTAACTAACCATCTAATCGAACCAATAAAACTGGCAACGATAGTTACTACTGCTACGGCTAGCCCAGCCCAATCTGTGCTACTCATTATACGGTCCTAATCGTAATCTCAATTACGCCTCCGAATCCATCAAATCTTTTATCTGGTGGAGTCATACGTGTAAATGATATTTGCTCAATAACTACTTGGCGACTTTCGCCTGTAGTAAGGTCTTGCCAGGTAACAACATCGCCACCTTCTTCTACACCTTCAAGTAATTGTAATCTTGCTAGTGCCTTACCTTCATAACCAGATACCACATTGTATCTATCTGTTTCAATATCAAAGCAGTAAACAGGGAATCTCATAATTCTTTGGCGAGGTGTAGCAATAGTAGCCTTGGCTTGATAACCCTTAAATATTGGACCTGCACTAGTAGTTGTAGCATCACGATTAAGAATAAACTTATAGGCTACATACTCCTGTGCTGTGTCGGGATTGTTAGTACCAACCTCAACTGCAGTTACTCCTGCTTCGTAGGTGATATGGTCATACTCAACACCATCTTTATCTACAGTCTCAAGTACTAATGAACCAAAAGTAAAGTCACCACGAGCAAGTAAACGCTTGAAGTTCTTAGGCTCTAGTGTTCCGTATCGGATATAACCAGTAGTGATAAAGCCAGTAGATGTAAGAGTAGATTCATCTTCAATATTAATTGAGCCAACTTTATTAACCTTAGCAGTACTAGATGATACCGCTGTAGATGATACGTTAGATGCAGTCTTTGCATAAGTAAATGTGGTAGTGCTAGGTACAGTAGCAACTGTATACTTGCCATTAAAAGTAGAGTCGACACCCTCTACCCATATTTCATCGCCAACGGCTAGGCCGTGTACTGCAGATGTGGTAAGGGTTGCTATGTTAGAGGTTAATGCTTTGTTAGTAATTGTACCAGCGTTGTTGGCTGTAGTACAGAATACAAGTCTGTCAGTATCTCCAGCAAATGCACAGGCTGTAGTTTTGTATCCAGATATGGTAGGTACATATAGGTCATTAGCGTAAGCAAAGCGTAAGGTTTCAATCTCATTACCTAAGTCAATACGGATAACTCCAGGTGCACCATCTACGCCAGTTGCACACCAGACGAATCTGTCTCGTGCAGCAAAGTCATAGCAAGGCTGAGTAGTTTCCACAATAAGTGGACCATAATTTATGGAGCCGTCTTGGTCTGAGACAACTGCTGCACGGATTCCCTTGTTTGTCCCTATCATCATATAACCTAAGTAGTAATAAATCTTGTGGATGATTTCACCAACTGGCATCTCTGCTGCAGTAATGGCTGTAGTAAGGGTTGGCATAACACCAGATGTATTAAGAGTAAACTTGTAAATAAATGATTGAATACCGCTGTAGCCTGAGATATAAATAGCAGGACCAGATGCTGTGATAGATGTATAGACTACATCTGAATCAGAGTGTGTATACAATGCTGTAGGTAGAGATGAAGAAGATGACGATATCTCATATATCTTGTTGTTAACAGCCATAACGATACGGTCTTTAACATATTCCATAATAGCGTTATCTGCCGTAATACCATTATCGCTAATCATAAGTGTGTCGCCAGCACCAGCAACGCCAGTTAATAATTTTTTGTATACACGTAACCTTGGTGTACCAGAGTTAACTACGTTGGTAATCCAGAAAGCATTAACGCCATCATCACATATAGCCTCTACGGAGGAATCGGTACCTGCTACATAATCTAAAAAGTGGGTGGCAGTTCCATCTGCAGCAATCTTATCAACATCATACTCATCCCATAGCAGTACACCATTAGTGGTTCCGTATTGGATAGAACGTGCTTGTTGAAATGGTCTCTTGTTAGATTGGATAGGTCCAGTTGTATAGTGGGCAGAGGTTGTATTCTTAAGTAGAGTTACCTCACCCTTGTTCCAAACATTAACGCCCTTGCTATCTGTAAATCTATGGTTGACTGTCTCGCCAGCAGATGGGTCATAGAACTTAATGCCCTCTCCACCGTGGAAAGATGACTGACTTCTAATCCACCAGCCAGTAAGTGATTGCTCACCTGGCTCTGCTCCATTATCAAACTGGTCTTTCTTGTAAGGAGCAGTCTGTCTAATGTAAGGGCGTGCATCATTTATGGCATAGAAGAATGGTTGTCCACCTACGGCTACATCATATGAGTCAGATGTGTTTTGCCAGTACTGGCTTGTAGAAACAATACCAATATCAACGGCAATTGCTTGACCTACATTAGGAGTGGATGAACCACGCCCTTCGGTTATATCACGACCAGCCACAGTGCTCCTTAATAGTTATTAATATTTGTAGAACAATCCCTCAAGATTATGCTGAGGGTTTGCCTAGTGTTAAGCCCTCTGGGATTGGCTTGCTATATTCCCACTTGGCAATATAAGCACCAATGCCATCGCTGTCATTTTGCAACATAATATCTTTATTAAAAACTGCAAAATCATTCTCAGCAGTTTCAGGATATATCTCAACAATTTTTTCCCAAAGTTCCATTTTATGCTCCTAAGTATGTTGCCATTATGAAATTACCAATTTTTGTATTTATATTCAAGTTTCCAGCAGATGATTGATACACCTGCATTTCAATGTAATCCGAAGCACTTAAATTTAAAACACCAGAGCCATTAATTGTTACGGCATCACCCGAAGCACCTATCCAATTACCAAATAGAATATCAGTACCATTTTTTTGCAATTTACATAATCTAACGCCTGTTGAATTACTGCCAAAACAAGCAGAAAAATTAAACAAATATTTTCCACCTTTTCCAGAAGGAATAGTTATTCTGGTTGCATTTGGAGAACTTGCCCAAAATCCATTAGTATCATAATCCTCTGTGTCCCAAGTAATAGTTGTCCAAGTAGCATTAGATATTGCAACTGCTACATCCCGATAAATGGCTGCGCCTACAAATGCTGCACCAGCAGGTGCAGCCCACCCAGGCACACCAGCAACAACTGTAAGCACATCTGAGGTTGAGCCAATTCCTAATCTAGCAGGGGTATTAGCACTAGAGGCATAGTAAATATCACCTGTAGTAGTAAGGGTAGACTTTGCAGTCTTTGCATCTAACTGTGTCTGGATAGCAGAGGTGACTCCATCTAAGTAGCCTAACTCTGTTGCTGATACGGTTGAGGGTGCAGGTGCTGCGCTTGCTATATCTCTTGCTTTAGTCATTGGTTATTTCCCTCCAAGATAGGTCATCTTCTGACCAGTAGTAGAACTTACCTTCTGTTGCAGGCATAGGTGTAGGTGCTTGCCAACGGCAAGTAGCCTCATCTAATACCCAAGAGTTAAAAGGTTTAGGTGCTATAAAAGCATCTCTTGTAGCATCATAGGTAAAACCTATACCTGCATAGTTTTTACGAATATTGTTATTGTAAGATGTTCTTTTTATATTATAGCCTGTTGCTTGACTATAAAATGTTTCAGTATCTAATCCATTGATTAGTTCTGTTTCATCAACACCAACAGTTACATTAATAACTATGTTGTTACTATCAATCCAAGCGTAATGTGCCATTATGACCAACTCACTGTTCCAGCAGTTGCTGCTGTAATTGTTGAAATTTTATATCCTGCAACTGATGAACTATCTGTTGACTGTACAACACCTGCACTAAATTCTGCTGTGTATTCACTGGAATATTTAAGAATAATAATTCCTGAACCGCCAGAGCCGCCATTTGAACCATTTGTATTACCGCCTCCACCGCCACCGCCTGTATTGGTAGTTCCAGAAGTTCCAGGTACGCTACCAGAAGTGTCTCCAGTTCCAGCACCGCCTCCACCTGCTCCACCAGCACCACCACCAACAGTGTTTGTTTCTGCTCCACCACCACCACCACCAGCGTATGTAACAGATGAACCAGTAATGCTTACAGCAACACCAGCACCGCCAGCACCGCCTGCTGGACTAGAGCCAGTTCCAGCACCATCCGCACCTGCTCCACCAGCACCACCACCACCACCTGCTGCGTTATAACCACCACCAGTTCTAAACCCTCTACCGCCTGCATAGCCTTGGTTAGTAGTTCCAGTTCCGCCATCAATATAAAGACCTGAATTTGCTGAGTTAATACCACCAGCACCTGAACCACCATTTTGATTTGATGTTGGAGAAGAACCAAATTCTTTTCCTGCTCCACCACCATCAGAAGTTATTGTTGAAAATATAGAGTTAGCGCCCTTAGTTCCATTTGCGGTAGTTGTGCCATTAGCACCACCGCCACCAACTGTAATTGTGTAATTTGTGTTTACAGATAATGCAAGTGCAGTTTCTAAAGTTCCACCACCGCCTGTTGCGGTTACAGTTGAGCGTAATCCTCCCGCTCCACCTGAACCACCGTCAGACCCACCACCACCACCAGCAACAACAAGGTAATCAACAATTAATGGATTTTTAGCATATCCTCCACCAAACCAATAGTTAATAGAGTTGGCTTGTGCAGCACCAGTTAGTCTAGTTCTTAAACCGTATCTTGACATTAAGCAATCCTGTTCACATAACCTGTAATAGTAACTACGTTTGCAGTTGCGGCAAATGCCTTAACTACAAGTGAATTTGTTAGTAAAAGTCCAGGAGATACAAGAACTAATCCTGTACCTTCAGCACCAATATTAATTTCAATATGGTCATCTGGCGCAGCAACTCCACCAAATTCAAGGGTAAGTTTTACCATTCCTGCTGATGAGTTATGTGCATATAGCCAAATCTCATCAAGGGCTGTTGCGTGTGCTGTATGAATAGTTGTTCCTGCTGTAGCAGTTTGAACAACCTTGATGGCTTTACCATCTGTTGAACCACTAAGTTTTAGTTTTGTAAAAGTTGCCATTGTATTTTCCTTATCCGAATATTTGTGAGGCTAGTATTGGTTGGTCATCGTCTGCTGGTGGTACTGTTAATGCTGCCCACTCAAGTCCTGTTGCAGTTCCTGAGTTAGCCTTTAAGTAATATCCATCTACCCCAACAGTTAGTTTGCCTGTTGTATCGGCTGCAGTTCCTACAATCAAATCGCCTTTAGCATCAAAGACTGTATTAGAGATTGCTGTAGCCAAATCAAATGCGGTAAATGTAATTACCTCAAGTATATCAGATGCAGCCAATGCTGCTAAAGATGTAATGCTAGTTCCATTAGATGCTGTGTAATCTGTACCACGAAGTAATAGAACACCATTTAGATATACCTGCTCTTTACCTGCTAGGTATGAAAGTGTTAGACCATTAGCATCTGCTCCAGACACTGAGGTCTCTCCGCCAGTTGCTACGAATTTATAGCGGAAGATTTCTGCAGTTGAGGAAATAGAGCCCCAAGCAGAACCATTCCAAGCAAACATAGTGTCGGATACTGAGTTCCAATATAGAGCACCTTCAATTAACGCATCACCATCATTGTCTAATGTAGGAGCAGATGACTTAGCGCCTAAGTATCTATCATCAAAGTTGTCATAAGTTGTGGCAGCAGCAGCAGCAGAGGATGCGGCAGCGGTAGCAGAACCAGCAACAGCATCTACATAGACCTTGGTTGCTGCATCAGCATCTGATGTTGGAGTACCAAGACCAGTTACTTTAAATCCACCTGCAGCAAGGTTACCCAATAATGTTCCAGTAGTACTATTTAAATATGTACCTGAAAGGCTAATAGCACCAGTGTTACCATCAACAGAAAGAACTGCATCTGTTGGGGTTAATAACTCTTGCCAGTTACCTAATGTGGTAGCAGGAGATGCTGTAAGGATAAATGATTTGTTAACATCTGTTCGAACTGCAACATCACCAACCTGTGCGGTAAGTGCAAGCATTGCAGCCTGTGAAACAACTACTGATGTTTCGGTAATTGCTAATGCAGGCAATTGATTAGTAGGAATTAATCCACTACCATCAAGGGAAGCAATACCATTGTTAGCACCCTTTTGGTCAGTTAAATACTTAAGGGTAACTGCATCTTGATTAGATGTAGGGTCAGCAAGACCTGTAATCTTCTGAGCATTTAATGCTACAGAAGCGGTAGGTGCTGCCATCTGGTCTAAACGAGATGTACGTACCTGTGTATCAAAGTCTGAGATAGTTGAAGCAGCCTGAGTTCCTGTATGGTTAGCACGGGCTAGTGGGTCAGTTGCTAACTTGCTAAGTGCAATAGCAGCACTAGCATTAATATCAGCATTGACGATAGTTCCGTCCACTAAGTCAGCAGAAGTAATAGAACTGTTAAGGCTTAACTTACCATAAGTAATACCAGCAGATGCATTGATGTCACCATTTACGATAGTGCCATCAGTAATCATTGCGCTAGTTACTGTGCCAGAATCGGCCGCAGTAATAGCAGTTCCTGAAATCTTAGTCTTGTCAATTGCAGCAGAAGCATTAATATCTGCGTTAACAATTGTGCCAGTACCATAAGAGGTAACTAAGTTGACTGCGCCAGTACCATCAAATGATACGGCAGATGCTTCTACATCTCCAGTTAGTTGGAAGTTACGGGCTGTCTGTAAAGCAGTTGCAGTAGCAGCATTACCTGTTGCACTACCTGCAGTACCAGATACGTTACCTGTTACGTTACCTGTAAGGTTACCTGTAAAGGTACCTGCAATAGCACCAGTACCAGTAATGGTAGGGCTAGTTAAAGTCTTGTTGGTTAATGTCTGTGTGCCAGTTGTAGTAACTACATTTGCAAGAGTTAATCCGTGTGCAGTTGTAGTATTCTCACTGTGTTGATTAGCCTCACGATAATCTCGACCAATTGCCATATGGCGCACTACAGCACCAGCAGAGTGGGCTACACCAGATGAACCATCGATACCACGAGTAATAGTAAGAGTGTTGGTTGAGACCGCCGTTACATCTACAATTTCTTCGAGGGCTGTATCTGGGTCAATCACCACCGTAAAGGTTTCGCCAGCAGTAATTGTGGCTCCACCTAACAAAGAGGTTCCAGATACTACGGTGGCTGAACCATCAGAGTTATTTAAGGCTGCAGATAGTGTAGTCTGTTGAGAGCGGGATGAGTATTTGCGTGTTGTCATTTAGTTACCTATCGACTGTAGTGGACTCGAATTGGATATAAGGTTTGCTGTCTTTGAGTTTCCTCATTTAAGCGTTGTGTATATAGTGCATATAGTTGTTTAGTTGCGGTCTGTGATGCACCATAAGGACGCTTACTATCTGTCTCGTCTGCTTGTGGGCTAACTTGGCTAGCACGTGCAGGGTCAAGGTAGGTAAGCAAACGATAAGAAGCGCCAAGAACAATTACATCTTTACAGGATTCTGGCAAACCAGTTTGTGTTGAGAAGTCTTGATTGTTAGTTGTAAATGGTGCTGGGTCTGTAGAATAGACAACCTTTACGGTTCTACCAGGAGTAACATAGTCTCCAATGGTTACTGTCTGGGCATCAGTACCAAATACGGTAGATGCTTTAGAGTCCCAAGACCAGCGACGAATAGGAATCCATTCTTGAGATGGACCAACTGATTGCCACATAATTGTAAGAATGTTTTGGATATTTAATCCATCAAAATCATAGGTTGTTTGAGCAGCATTAAATGTAAAGGTAGTTACCTTAGCGGCATAGATAGTAGAACCAGCAGCATTGATTGTATCGTTGATTGCCTTCTTAACTACATAACGTGGGAATGTAGGAGATATAGTAACCTTAGTATCTACTGTGTGTGTAGCAGCAGTGGTTCCTAGGTAGCCACGTCCATATGGAGATACTGTTGCCGTGTTAGCAATACGGTCAAATGAATCAATCCATAGTAACTCTTCATCAATCTCAACTGTTCCCTTACCCAGGTTTTCAGTTGACCCTAAGAATAGAACTGTAGGAGATGTAGATGATGATGTTAGTGTGGTTACTGCGCTAGTTAAGTGTGTTGCTCTATCTTGTTGGTATGTATAACCTGCAAGGTTAATACTTACCTCATCAATTAAATCTGTTAATGTAGTTGTCATTAGAGGTCTATGCTCCGTAATGCAGCAGGTGCTGCTAATCCTGTAGTTGAAGCCAATTCATTGCAGATTCCATCAATATCTTTGTAGTCAGCAGGAGTTGTTTTACCCGCTAATACATTCAAAGCACCAACGGTTGCAAGTCCAGTAGTACTAGCATAGACATTTGCTGCCCCTTGCTCATCAAGATATTGTGCTACATCAGTGATGCCAGCAAGACGATTGAGTTCTGCTGTTAGACTACTACCTGCTTTACCAAGTGCCATTATTTATCCTATCTAGGTGTAATGATTTTCTTATTAGGTGTAACTAATTTTGATTTAGGTTCTTCTTTTGGCTTACCAAAGAATGCTCGATAGTAATGCTCATCAAATGAAAACCGTTTCATATGTGGAACAGTTGCTCCAGTATGGCAATACAGTGGAACTTCAGCCTTATCACATAGGGCAAAGAAGAATATATCTTCACCTATGAACTTAGAGCCCCGTCCCATCTCCATAAATAACTGACCATCTGGTGCTATCTCACGAAGTTTTGGAACTATACTGCGGTGCATTAGGACAAATCCCATACCCGCTGCATCTACCTTTATCAACTGATTAACTGGTAGTGGATGTATTCTGGTTAAACCAAAGCCACCATCACCATTATTAACAAAGTTAAATACTGTAGGTAGTGGAGCCATCAAAGGCTCTTCTGGTGTATCCGTAGTGAAGTATACTCCAGTAATTAATGGACGCTTTTCTACGTCTCTATTGTCCCATAATAACTTGAATTTTTCTGGACTGATTACTACATCTGAATCTATCCATAGTAACCACTCGTGTTCAGTCTTGTCATACCAGTAATCAATGGTTGTCTGTCTTTGTCTGGCAATTTGATTACCTTGGCTTCTTAATGTTGATGCAAATTCTATGCCAGATTTCAGCATTACATCTGCTACACCTTGCATAAACTTGCCATCTACCATACCATTGTCACACCATACTAGTGCTATAGAATCTTTTTTACTCATAGTCCCCTGTGTCCCTATCTGTACTTTGCTGCTTTTTTGGCTATTGCTTTAGGTTGCTTTACAAACTGCTTACCCTTTTTATTACCTTTAGCCTTGGCTCTATTAGTAGCAGCCTTTTCTGCTGGGGTTAATGCTGCCCAAGCAGCCTCAGGTAAATATCTTTTCTTACCCTTAGATGGCTTACCATCAGAAGTTTTCCACTTCTGTGCAGTCCAATCTTTTAAAGACTTCTGAGATTTAGCAAGTGCCATTACTTGTAACCTCCGCCTGCTTTCTTATATTGCACAGCAAGTAGTTGTGCTTTACGGGCTGACCATTCTCCAGGGTCTCCACCCTTAGAACCAGCCTTAATCTTCTTGAATAGTGTTGCTCTCATACCAGGCTTAGTATAGTTACCAGCAGCATTGACTTTAGACTTAGCCTTTTTCTTTGCTACCACTTTACTTTATCCGCCCAATAGGCTGCAGACATCTTGCCCTTAGCAATATTCTTGCCGTGTCTTGCCTTGAAAGACTTACGTTTCATCTTCATACGCTCAGACTCACCAGCCTTTGGTTTACCAGCGGTGCTTGCACCCTGCTCACCAAATCGGATAGTCTTTACTTTCTCTCCAACTTTAGCCACAACTACGTGTGATTTCTTTGGATGATTAGGAGTACGCTTTGGTTTGTTAAAACCAGATACTCCAGCCCTCTTTAATCTTGAATCGCTCACTTGCTCCCCTTAATTAGTTCCTTTGTCTTAGGGTCAAGGCGGAGTTTCTCCGACCCGTCCTTACGCAGAATAACAATTAAACCGTCCCGCATAATTGATTTATTCCAACCGTCGTGACGCTTGCGTTGACCCGATGACATTAGTTAATTCGCTTACCTTTTGAGTCATAGCGTCTACCTCTAACTACGGCTCCAACAAGTTGACCAAATTGCTTATCTTCCATTTGGCGAAGAACATTTGCACGAGCATCAGTTCCTGGACCAGGGGTATTACGCATTTCGCTTGTGGCACGGTATGCCTGAATAGATTCATTAATCTCTTTGGCAACGTTTTGAAAGTAATTTGGTTTTTTAGCCATATTACTTCTTCTTACCCATTTTCTTCATAACCATTTTCTTGGCTGACTTCTTGGCTGCTTTCTTAGCCATAGCCTTACCTTTTGCTGTGTATGGGAATTTCTTTCCGTCTACGTTTGGCATTATATTTGTCCTATCTCTTTCATTACGGCTGCGGCTTTTGGGGTTATATCTCTAGTCTTAGGCATAGTGTCCGCATTATACGCTTTACCTAATACTTCTGAAGCCCTATGCGCTTCTTGTACGTGACGCATAGTTGTTCCTGCTGGTTGTATTCCTTGTGCTCTTGCATCTCTATAAGCCTGCAATTCAGATGTCCACTTTTTATCTGAAATATCCCTTTTAGCATCTCCAGAGTTCATCTGAAGTCCCAAACCTTTACATCCAAAACATCCATCAATTGGTTCTGGATGATGCTCCCAGTGTTTCATATGTCCCCTATACTGCTACGAAGTTCGCTTCTGTTACTCCTATGCTAGCGGCAATCAATGCTGCCTTGGTCGTATCATTAACTATATGATTACGGCCACCAACGTAAAACTCTTCATATGATTCTACACTTGAATCTAATGGATAGCGACTAATTTTATATGTTCCACTTTGTTTTACTACAGAGATTCCAACATTTCTTTTAAAGAAATAAAATAAACGGTGTTTACCTATAGGTCCTTCTTCTACACTAGGTGTAGTAAATATGAAATCTGCCATTGTTCTCCTTAATGAACTTACTCCGTAGCAGGAATATTTCTACTCCTGCCACAGCGTCAATCAACTAAGCGATTGATGAACCTGATTCGATTCTAAATAGTGCCTCTTCACGGTAGCGAGCAAATCCTAATACGCCGTACCAACCCATTGGGCGGTGACGCATCAAGCGGTCAACTACTGGTCCGATAACTACGTGTGGCTCTTCAGCAACTGCCTCAGCCAATGCCTGTTGTCCAGCGATGATTGTGCGGTACACCTTTGCAGATGAAGCACCGTCAGTTGCTGTGAATAGGCGTGGAGACTCTACGAAGTATGCACCTTCGTATGTTCCGATTTCTCCTGCCCAGATACGGTCCTGTGAAGCACCATATTGGTTAGGAAGCAACCATCCTGCTGAACCTGTCTCAGCACGTAGGTCGTGGGATACCTCTGGGTGTACTCCAGCCCAGAATAGTGAACCCTTACGTCCAAGTGCCTTGTTAGCACGTAACTTAGCAACAGCCCTACGGATGTTTGCTGAAGATAGTGTTGCAGCAGCAGTTACTGTTGCTGTTGAAGTTGCAGTTGAACCTGAGTAGATTACGTTTGAACCGCCACGCAATGTTGTCATTGCTACGGAGTCAATAGAATCTGCAAGGTTGAATGCGATAATGTTTGCAATTGCTGGGTCAACATCTGCAAGAGAGAATAACTCTAATGCACGAGTTACCAACACTGAGTTACCGTACTCTGCAAGAGTAATGGTTACTGATGTTGGTGTTGACATTGCTACTGCATCTGGGTCAGTTGTCTCTGTCAGAGCAGTTGTTGCTACTGAAAGGTCAACATAACGTTGTAGAACAACGGTTGAACCAGGGATTGCTTGACGTGCTGGACGCTTATCTGCTACAGAACGAATTAGGGGTTCTGAACGGAGAGCGAATTCTAGAAGACGGTCATACGCCTTCTGGACTAGACCAGCACCACCAGCGGTTCCTCCTAAGGAACCTGAATCTGTTGATACATATGCCATATCGTCACCTCCAAGTGACTATGAACGGAATTATTGTGAGCGAAGTACATCCAACAATGCATCCATTGAATCTGCATTATCGATGCGAAGATTTAAATCCTCTGCTCGGTCTGGGGTCATAGCATTTTGGGTGAGTACATCTTGCTGCCTTAAGGCGGCTCTATCTACTTCACTTACTTTTGGCTCCTCTTTAGCAACTGTAATTCCGAATAAATCAGCGTTATCATCAAGCCAGTTATTCACTGTCTCTTCGTTAACCTCTTCTAAATCCTTAAGAACTAATCTTGCTGCTTTAAGGTTGACACCCTTCTTTTCTAGGACTTCTTTGACTGTACGCTCACGCTGCACCTTGGATAAACCCTCAAGTTGCTCAGTGAGTTCTTTGATACGCTTCTCATCGTTGCGCTTAGCCTTCCGCAATTTTTTAAGTAAATCGCTTCCTTCTAATTGCACACCGTTGTCGGTATCTAGGTCGTCTTCGTCTTCATCCCAGTAGTTGTTGCTCATAGCAACCCACCCTTCTATTCGTTGTAGTCGCAAGCCTCAGATTCTGGTCGGGGAACCAGCCTGGC